CTGGTGCCGACTCGACCGTGCCCGGCCCGGCTGGCCCGGAAGGCCCGGCTGGTGCCACGGGGTCAACCGGCCCACAAGGCCCCCAGGGGCTCGCTGGGCCACAAGGTGACCCAGGCACACCAGGGGCCACCGGCGCGACGGGCACGGCAGGCCCCAGCGGCCCGCAAGGCGACCCTGGTGCGCAAGGCCCAGCAGGCCCGCAAGGCGTCAAGGGCGATACCGGCCTCACCGGTGCGCCTGGTGCGCAAGGCGTCAAGGGCGATACCGGTGCGCAAGGGCTGCCGGGCGCAACGGGTCCCACGGGGTTGCAGGGCGCACCAGGCACCCCAGGGGCCACCGGAGCCCAGGGGCCGAAGGGCGACACGGGTGCACCCGGCGCGGACTCGACCGTGCCAGGTCCACAAGGGCCGCAAGGCATCCCGGGCGCTACTGGTGCCCAGGGGCCGAAGGGCGACACGGGCACCACGGGCGCAACAGGACCCGCCGGTGCGGACTCGACAGTGCCTGGCCCGCAAGGCATCCCGGGCGCAACCGGTGCCCAGGGGCCGAAGGGTGACACGGGCACCACGGGCGCTCAGGGCCTACCTGGTGCCACGGGGCCAGCCGGTGCTGACTCGACCGTGCCAGGTCCACAGGGGCCGCAAGGCATCCCGGGCACCCCAGGGGCCACCGGCACCCAGGGGCCGAAGGGTGACACGGGTGCGCAAGGCATCCCCGGCACCACGGGCGCAACCGGTGCCAAGGGCGACCCAGGTATCCAGGGGCCAGCCGGGGCCACGGGCGCAACCGGGGCCAAGGGTGCCGACTCGACCGTGCCTGGTCCGCAAGGGCCGCAAGGCATCAAGGGCGATACCGGCCTGACCGGTGCGCCCGGTGCAACAGGCACCCAGGGGCCGAAGGGCGATACGGGTGCGCAAGGCATTCAAGGCGTCAAGGGCGACACCGGATCACAAGGCCCGCAAGGCGTCAAGGGCGACACCGGATCACAAGGCCCGCAAGGCATTCAGGGGCCGGAAGGCCCCGTCGGGCCAATTGCAACGAATCTGCCTCAGTTGTATCTCACCTGGCTGAACCCGAAAACGACCGGAGCTAACCAGGTACTCAAGTGGACGAATAAGGCGACGGATACTCACAGCGGGTGGGACGCGGTGAATTTCCGTTACACCATTCCGGTGAGTGGCACCTATTTGATCATTGTCAAGGTTTCGCAGGAGAGCGCCAGTGGCCTGTACCTCATTCCGGCAATTCAGACCGCGCCGACCCCAGGCGGCACCTATACGATCCGAATGAATGCGGCCCCGCTCGCTGGCACCAGCTACGGCGGAAACCAATTGACCGGATTTCTCTGGATGGCAGCCGGTTCGGGGTTGCGCACCATTGAGACCCAGGGCAACGCCTATAACCCCGACCCCGCCCCCGGGGCGGTGTTCTTCCAAGTGATCATGCTGTCCCAGTAGGGAGGTTGCCATGGCCTCCCGCCGAACCCCCGCCATCGCCGACCCCGACGCCCGCTGGCGGCCACCAGGCCGCAAGGGCAGCACGTGCGGCTACACATTCAGGGGCGTGACGTGCACCCGGCGGGGGAACCACTATTGCGCCCCCCGTGGTGACCACGTGGTGCAGTTCTTCGCGGAATTGCTGGTGCACACCAGGGGGGTCCATGCACGCCGGGCCTTCGTGCTGGAGGACTGGCAGGAATTCGAGGTCATTCGGCCGCTGTTCGGTGAGGTTACCTGGTCGGTGGAATTCCATCGGTACGTGCGACGCTACCGAATCGGTTACATCGTGGTCGCTCGCAAGAACGGAAAGAGCGAGCTGGCCGCCGGAATTCAGCTGTACATGCTGGTCAGCGACGACGAAGAGGCCGCCGAGGTATACAGCGCGGCCAAGGATACGAAACAGGCCGGGAAGGTATTCGACCCGGCGGCCCGAATGGTGCAGCTCTCGCCACGCCTTTCCAAGATCGTCAAGCTGTTCCGCAACGCCCGGCGGCTGGTGGTGGAATCAACCGCCAGCGTGTACGAGATTCTCACCGCCGATGCGGCTGGCGAGCTGGGCCACAATCCCCACGCCTTCAACCTGGACGAGGTGTTGGCGCTGCCCAACTCGGCCATGTGGGAAACAATGACGACCGCTGTTGGTGCCCGTGCCCAGGAGCTGATCTACGCCACCACAACGGAAACCAGCGACAGCGCCTCATTCGGTAGCTCATTGATCGAAGAGGCCGAGCGAATTCAGGAAGACCCGGCCCGCGCCCCGCACGTATTCAGCTACGTGCGCAAGCTGCCGAATACCACCGATGGCGTCGAGCGCCTGCACCGGCTGTTCCCTGGCCACCCCCACCTCCCGGTCAGTAATGACCCGTTCGATGAGCGGAACTGGAAATGGCCGAATCCGGCACTGGATACATTCAAGTCCCGCGAGGCCATGCGACGGCAGGCCTTGGAGGCCCAGGAGAACCCGGAGCGCGAGAATTCGTTTCGGCAATTCCAGGTCAATCAGCGGGTCCAGCAGGTTACTCGCTATATCGCGATGGACTTGTGGGACCGGAATGTCGGCCCCGAATTGCTGGTGACGCCGGACTGGTGGCTGCCCACCCTGGCGGGGGAGCAGTGCTGGGCCGGGCTCGACCTGTCGTCCAAGCTGGATATGACCGCCTGGTGCCTGCAATTCGCAGACGGTCGCGTTATCTGGCGGTTCTGGGTTCCCGAATCGGTGGTGCCGGGCCTGTCCGAATACACCGACGGTGCATTCGAGGAATGGGTGCGCGCTGGCTGGATCGTCGCTACCGACGGCGACACCATTGACTACGACCGGGTGTATGCCGACATTCAAACCGACGTGGAGCGCTACTCCATCGCCAGGTGTGTTTATGACCGGTGGTCGGGTGAGCCGATTCGCCAGCACATTGAGCGCGAGACTGGCCTGGAAATGGTCGAGTCCGGCACCACGTACACACAGATGACAGCACCCATGAATGAGGCGCTACGCCTGCTCACCAGCCAACAGGTCAAGCACGGGGGCAACCCCGTCATTCGTTGGATGGCAGACAACCTCGACGCGAAACGACCTCGCGACGATCCCGACCGGGTGCGCCCGGTCAAACCAGAGCGCGGGGCCAGCGGGAAACGAATCGACGGATTCCCGGCCTGGTTCTTTGCCCTGGACGGCTGGCTCATGGCCCCGCGCCTGGTGTCCGCCTACGAGGACCCGGGTGTGCGAATGGAGGTGTGACCGTGGGAATTCGCGACGTGCTGTTCGGGGCTAAGCCAGGCCCAACCCTGGAGCTGCCCCCGCTGTACGCGGGAAAGACCACCTCATTCGAGACGGTCAACCCGAATCCGCTGGTGACCGTCACCAGCAACGGGCAGGAGGTGGTCGTAGACCTGTCCAATCTGCTCGGCGCAACACCAGCACAGATGTTCCGCACCCAGCCATACCTCCGGGCCGTGGTGTCATTCCTGGCCCGGAATATCGCCCAGCTCGGGCTTCACACGTTTGAACGGGTGAGCGACGTTGACCGCATTCGCGACACCAGCTCGGTCACTGCCCGGCTCATTTCCAGCCCGAATGACTACACGACCAGATACGAATTGCTGAACGCCCTGGTGGCCGACCTGGCCTTGTGGGACATGGCGTTCTGGATGGTCACGCCAGATGCTAAGCGCGAGATCGGTTGGCGCATAACAGCTATCCCGGTCGCATGGGTGGACGTGCCATTCGGCGGCGACTTGTGGGAGCCGGAGTCGTGGCGGGTCACCAGGCCCGGCCAGCTCAGCGTGGAAATTCCGGCCGCGAACATGGTGCACTTTCACGGGTGGGACCCCGAATTCCTGCACCGTGGCGTCAGTCCGGTGCAGACCTTGAAAGACATTCTCACCGAACAGATCGCCTCGGTGATCTACCGTCAGCAGCGGTGGGAGCGTGGTGCCCGGGTCGGGTACGTGCTGACCAGGCCGGTCGGTGCCCCGCGCTGGTCGCCAGAAACGGAAGAGCGATTCCGGTCGGAATGGAAAGAGAAATTCCAATCGGCCAGGGGCAGTGAGGCGGGCGGAACGCCCATCCTCCAGGACGGAATGACCCTGACCAAGATGGGGTTCTCTGCCGTCGAGGACGAATTCGTTGAGGCGTCCAAGCTGGCGCTGACCACGGTTGCGTCTGTGTTCCATGTCAATCCGACGATGCTGGGCCTACTTGATAACGCGAATTACTCGAACGTGCGAGAATTCCGCCGAATGCTCTACGGCGACACGCTTGGCCCATGGCTGTCCATGATTGAAGACCGGTTCAATTCCTTCGTCATTCCGAAGGTCGAGGGGCCGGACAGCCCGCTGTACGTGGAATTCAACATCAATGAGAAGTTGCAGGGCTCCTTCGAGGAACAGGCCCAGGTCGCCAGCATGGCAGTCGGCGGCCCGTACATGACCCGCAACGAGTACCGGGCACGGCAGAACATGGCACCAATCGAGGGCGGCGACGAGCTGATCGTGCCCATGAACGTCACCACCGGCGGCCAGCCCAGCCCGCAGACCCCAGTCCTGTCCGCGCCACCGATGCGCCTTGCCGCCCCAGCGACTCGCCACGGGCCTAGGGCGCTGGCCACCAGGGGCGCACACCCCAGGGCCAAGGCCAAGGCCACAGAGAGCCAACACCAGCGCATGGCCACGGCCCTACGGAAGTTCTACGAACGGCAGGGCCGGGAGGTGCTGAAACAGCTCGGGGTCAAGTCCCGCACCTTCAAGGCGGGCGCGCCCTGGTGGAATGCCGACCGGTGGGACAAGGAGTTGAGCGCGGACCTGCTGGCCGTGTCAATGCAAGTGAGCACGGAAATCGGCCAGGACACCATGAATTCGTTGGAGGTGGCCGACCCGTACGACCCCGACCGCACCACCGAATACCTGTCAGCGGTCATGGACCAGCGGGCCAAGTCAATGAACCAGGCCACGAAAG